ACAAAGATAAAATCAATCAAACTTAAAAGCGGATACTTCGCAGTTACCTGGTACGAAGAGAGTACAGAGTTTACACCTGAGGAAATCCGCAGCGTTAATCAATCGGTAATGCGAGGCGGAGGACTTGACGGTAAGTACTGGTTCTTTGACAGCTTCAATCCGCCGATACACCGAGACAACTGGAAGAACAAAGACCTACTGATCGATAAGCCGAATCGGTACATACACCGGTCAACGATATACGAAGCACCCATTGAGTGGGTAGGCAAGGCAGCGATTGAGGAAGCGGAATACCTGAGAGAGACTAATCCGCGACTGCATGATAATGAAATACTCGGACTTTGTACCGGTACAGGATTAAGTGTATTCGAGAACCTGAAAGAAATAGAGTTGACAGATGATGAGATAGGGCACTTTGATTACTACTTCCATGGCGTTGACTGGGGATACTTCCCTGATCCATGGGCATATACCGCAATGGCGTATGACTTCGCAAAAAGGACGCTGTATATCTATGATGAGCTATGGGCATACAAGAAAGGAAATCCTGAGACAAGCGCAATGCTTATGCAACACTTGCGTGAAGGTTATTATAAGTGGTATACTAACGTGAAACCGGAAAGCCCTGCAGAAACCTGCATGAAGCTAACACCGGACAGCGCGGAGCCAAAGAGCATTGCAGACTATCGCAGTTATGGCTGGCATTGTCATGAGCCTAAGAAGACAGGATTGAGAGACTACGGGTTCAAGTGGCTTCAATCACTTACGGCTATTTACATAGACAAGAGACGCGCACCGAAAACGTGGGATGAATTCTACAGCTATGAGCATGAGAAAAACAAAGCGGGTGAGATTATAGCGTCGTATCCAGAGGGAAGACCAGACCATCATATAGCGTGTGTAAGGTACGCGATGGAAGAAGTTTACAGCAAGCGGGGGTATTAAGTGGAAAAGACATTTTATTCTAAGTTCGTATCATTTTGGCGTGAGCTATTCGGCGAGAAATTACCGCCAGAATTAGCAGACGGTGACAGAATGATTCAGGCATGGGAAGGGATATACAAGGGTGAACCTGAATGGAAGTACTACAGCGTAACCGGACTAAGTGGACGGCGGACGCTGGTAAGATACATAGTCAACGCGCCTAAGATGATATGTGCATCAATGGCAGGGTTAATCTTTGCCGAGGGTGCGGAGATAACAACCGACGAGAGTATAGAAGAGGTGTTGAAGCGTGAAAACTTTTACACTCAGATTATGGACTTTACAGAACGAGTTCTGGCACTTGGCACAGGTGCAATCAAGATATACATAGAGGACAGCAAAATCCGGCTGAACTTTGTAACGGCTTCCTGCATGAGACCGGTATCCTATTCTAACGGCATTATCACAGAGGCAGACTTTGTATCTAACAAGGTAAAGGACACGAAGGAATACAAGGTCGTAGAGGAATACCGAACACGTGGAGACGTGCAGACTATCGAGGTAAAGGTTTACAGGAAAGAGAATGACAAGTTTGTGAAAGTACCGAACGATGTACTGAGATTGAGTGATGGGGTATCAGAGTTTAGTATTTCAACGCCTCTTTTCTTTGTGTTCAAGAATCCAGAGGTCAATAACTTTTCTGCCTTATCGCCTTTAGGTATCCCGTTATTCGGGAACGCGATAGACTCGGCGCGGTTAGTTGATGAGACCTTTGACTATTTCAACAATGAGTTAGAAACCAGTAAGAGAAAAATAATCCTTCCAAAGTCATGCGTATCAGTTTACTTTGATCCGAAAACAAAGAAGACAGAGGAATATTACGATAAGAACGAGATGGTGTACGTCGCGTTTGACGATAGCGAAAAAGAAAGCATGATACCAAAAGAGATAGCCTTTGACCTGCGTATTGATCAGATAAGCGGAGCCTTAAAAGTAGCTCTAGCAATGTTCTGCAAACAATGCGGAGTTGATGAGGGGTTCTTGTCATTCGACACAAAATCTTTCAAGACGGCCACAGAGGTTGTAAGCGAAAACACAAAGACCTACCGGACTGCTAAGAACATCGAGAACGAGCTGGAGTGCGGAATCCTTGCACTGCTGGAAACCTTGCGGGCATTAGTGCCTCTTTACGGCGGAGCTACTACAGCGGATGAATATAGCATTAAGTTTAACGACAACATTATACAAGACCGCGACAGTGAAGCGAAATACCTTGACGAACGGTATATGAACGGCACGATGTCACTGGTTGACGTATTAATGCAACGCGACGGGCTTGACTTAGAGACAGCAAAGGCAAAGGCTGCAGAAATAAAGGCGGAGAGGGAAACAGTAACTACGGGGGATTTATGGCTGAGTTAAGGTACAACAAAGAACACGTTAAGGCGATGGACCTGCTTATAGCACGCTTCACGAACGTCAAGAAGGAAAACGCAATCAAGGTATTTTTCTTGAGCAAACAGAAATACAATAAAATCGTGATGGAGAAGTTTAACAAACTATCTGCACACGAGAAGAACCGCGTGCAAAACGCAATCAAGCGAGTACGCAAAGGGAGAAGCGCAGTTTGAGTCCAGCGCAGATTATCCAGCAGATAGAAACCGACTTACTCATAAACTTGATGACATTATTGTCACAGGGTAAAGTTGGCGACGCTGAATGGCAATTGCGCAAGATACAACAATACGGGATGCTGGAAAAGCAAAATCTTAACGCGATTAAAAAGAACCTTCCAGAGCTTGAAAAAGAAATCAAAGCCGAGATTGAAAAGATTGCTATGCAGAAGGTAGGACAGATTGACCGCATCGCCAGAAACTCCGCGACGTTCTCCGGAGCGTTAAGGACAGCGAGCCTTGACCGGATCCGTGAGATTATCGCGACGTATGAGCAGGTAGCCAAAACGCAGGCGTCAAGCGTGCTTGATAAACTTGTAGCAAAAGCCGGCCAGCAGTATTTAGATTTAGTTTCTAAAACACAAATACAAGTACTTTCAGGAATACCAATCCAAAAAGCTATGGAAGAGGCAAGTGCTGAGCTTGCTAAGAAAGGCGTACCGGCATTGGTTGACAGAGCAGGCAGGGCGTGGACACCAGAGGCTTACACGCAGATGATGTTCAGGACTACGATAACGCAGACCGCGACGGCGACACAGTTACAGCGCATGGATGAGCTAGAGATGGACTTAGTAGAAATATCGAGTCACGCAGGAGCAAGACCTAAATGCGAGCCGTATCAGGGGAAGGTTTACAGTCTGCACGGTAAGACTAAGGGCTATCCGCTTTTAAGCGATACAAGCTATGGAGAGATTGACGGATTATTCGGTGGAGTTTGCGGGCATACAATGTATGTTTATATACCAGGTACGCCTAAGACTTATGAGCCGTACCCTAAAAAAGAGAACGACGAAGTATACAAGCAATCACAGCAACAGCGCGCGATTGAACGAAACATAAGGTCAAGTAAACGCGAGCTGTCTATACTGGAAGCGAACAGCAAGGCAACACCGCAAGCGATAAAGAACGCACAGGAAAAACTTGCACGGCAACAAAGCCGGATGAGTGAGTTTATATCAGAAACAGGAAGAACGCGACGTATAGGACGCGAACAAGTCTATTAGGAGGACGAATGATTATCAGAGAATTACTAGAGGCAGACGGTAAACCTGCAGGCGTGCAGACTGAACCACAGGAACAAACAGTGGCACAGAAAAAGTATGATGACGATGAAGTAAACGCAATCCTTGCACGCAATAAAGAAAAGTATGCAAAGGAAGGCGTAACCTCTATTTTGTCAACACTCGGGTTTGATTCTGCAGACGCGCTGAAAGATTTTGTGGCAAAGCAGAAAGAAAAAGAAATAGCTGGATTGAGCCAAGAGGAAAAAATTAAAGCAGAGTTTGAAGAATTCAAAGCAAAGGTTGAAGCTGAGAAAACCGAAACCGTGAAGAAATTAACCATGGCTGAAACAAAGGCGGCAATCCTTGCATCTGGAATACCTGCAGATAAAGCCGATAAGGTTATGAAACTTGCAGCGGGTTATGACGGAGATAGCCCAGAGGAAAAAGTAAAGGCGGTACTTGCAGACTTCCCAGAGCTAATAAGCAAGGCACCGGCTAACGCTGGAATAAAAACCGAAAATCAGACAGTTGACGAAAACGCTGCAGCATTAGAGGCTTTCAAAAAACAACACGGATATACAAAATAGTACTTGACAAATAATAAAACGGTGCTATACTAAGTGCTGAAAATTATCCGCCGTGGGTTATCACGGGTGAAGGGCTAGACCTTACAATATCTAGGTTTATCGGAAGCGTTGCTTCTTATTTATCTTTTTGTAGGGTGTAGCTTTTTTTTATACCCGAAGGAAAAAAACATGGCAATAAATTACGCCCAGACTTACATGGGTATGCTTGATACAGTAGTACAAGCAGAATTGACCAGCGCGGATATGACAGCCGGTGCTGGTATGGTTAAGTGGAGCGGCGGAAAGACCGTTCAGATTATGGATATGTCAGTAGCAGGGCTGAAAGATTATTCACGCACAGGCGGGTATGGTAATTCCCAGACTATAAACACTGTCTGGACACCGTACATTTTAGGCTTCGACCGCTGTTTCAATTTCTTGATTGACGCGATGGACGAAGACGAAACTGGTATGCTTGTTACTGCTGGCAATGTAATTAAAGAAATCGGTGCAAATCAAATTGTACCTGAGCTTGACTCAATCCGTTCACAGCAGGTGTTTCAAGCCATCGTTAATGACGACGTTGTTAAGTACGGATACTACACACCAGTTGTAGAAACAGTGCTTACTACCTTCAATACCGACGTTTCAGGCGTTCGTGCAAAAGTTGGACGGAGTGTAAAACTCCGCGCAAAGATGGCAGAATCTACATTTGCTATTTTGTCAAACTCCTCTCAGCTTTCAAAACAAATGTTAGTACAGCAGGAATCAATTAACGGTGTAATGACAGACGTATACAAAGTAAACGGCGTTTCTATTATCCCAGTACCAGATGAAAGAATGAAAACTGAATACGAACTTGTATCAGGCGATGCAGGCGGTTATGCTGCAAAGGCATGGGCACAGCAAATCAACTGGTTTATCTATGCAAACGAAGCAGTGGCAGCCGTTGAAAAACGCAACATTACTACTGTACTGAAAAAAGGAACCCATCCTAACGGTGATGGCGACTTAGTGCAGGGACGTTTGTATCATGATTGTTTTGTCTTCAAGTCAAAGCATAACATGATTCACGTTTCGCTAAAGACCGCAACAATTACCGAATTCACTGGTGTGTTATCAACAACTGGTTTAACAAACATCACATACACACTCGGAAACCTTTTTACAAACAGAGACAAAGGTCACGAATTCTATTACTTCAAAGGCGGTTCTGCTGCGGCTAAAGCTGCACCGGCTACTTATAACGATTTTGATTTAACAGGCTACGAAAAAATCACAGTTGCGACAGCGGTTGCCGATGTTGTTACATCCGGTTATTATGGCGCATTGGTTGAGGTAGACGAAAACGGCAGGGCTTTGCGGTTTGCAACACTGAAGGCTGCTGGTGCATAATGCTTGACCTTGTATCGGCTGGTCAGTATTACACCTCCGATTACCTGAAGGATACGGGGCTTATAAACTCCGGTCCTTCGGGAAGTTGTATAATACGTGAGAACCACAAAACAACACAGACAGCAGGAGTTATTAATAATGGCAGAAAAGAAAACAGAAAAGCCTATTGAAAAGATGGCAGAAAAGAAAAAGACGGAAATTGAAAAACCGGAAGTAAAAGAAGAACAAATAATTGCACAGCCTGAGCCAGAAGCACAGCCAAGAGAAAAGGTACCTTTGTTCAAAAACGGCGTAACAATTCTGCGTTATGAAAATGACGTGCAGAAATATTTACAAGATGGCTGGGTGGTAAAATAAATGTATGCAGACTACGCCTACTATTCAGGCACGTATTGCGGTGAGTCAGGTGACTCAACACTAATATCAAGTTATCTCAGACGAGCAAGCGAGGATATAGATTTTGCAACACGCGGTCAGATAGTCCTTGCAGACTTAGCAGATGAGCAGATAACTATGATTAAGAATGCGTGCTGTGCACAGGCGGAGTCATACCTACAGGCAGGCGGAACAGACGAAGGAAGCGGAAACGTTTCACTTGGGAAGTTTTCCATAAGCGGGGAAAGCAAGAGTGCAGGCGGTTACTTATGTAAGCGTGCTGAGGGATTGCTAAGACCTGCCGGACTACTTAATAGGGGTGTTTGCGTACTACCTACCAGAAACCTAGACCAATTAAATAGTTGTAATTACGGGGCTAAAAGATGAAACAGATACCGCTGAAATTTCTTAAAGGGACAGCTAGTCTTTACCATGTTGTAAGCGTAGACCGATACAACAAGCCGACGTATGGAACTGGTATAGATCTTTCACGGATTTATTGCGAGCCTACAAATACAACCGTAAGAAACAGCGAAGGCGAATTACAGACAGATGTACTGATACTGTTTTTCGATTGCGTTAATTCTCTTCCTTCAGGAACAGTCTTTCAAAAGAATGACAAACTTGTAAAGGACGGAATTACTTACAAAGTAAGAACAGTGGATGTATTAACAAATCCTATGACTAACAAAGTACATCACTATGAGGTGAGATTACTTGGCAACGATTAGTTTTAACGTTAAGAAGTGCCAGGATAAAATCGAGCAACGTGTTAGCAAGGTGCAGAAACTACTTGATGCGCAAGTAATGAAAGATAGTAATTACTTCGTACCAGTAGACAAACACCAGCTAGAAAAGTCTGTATTAAACAGCAAGCTTGGAAGTGGGGTTTTGGTGTGGGACACTGAATATGCTAAGAAGCAGTATTACCACTTTGTTAAAAAAAGCAAAGACCAGAATCCGAATGCTAGTACAAAATGGTTTGAGCGCGCAAAAGAAAGAAGCATGAAAACATGGGAGAAAATAGCTAATGACGAATACCGTAGATAGTTTTGTTAACTTTCTTGAAACAATTACTCACTATGCAACTATTACGGTTGACAGTTTTCTACCAGAATCAAACGCGATAAAGGTAACAAACGATTCGTCAAGAAATATTACGGTACCGTTCATTGATGGTTCTTATATTACTACACAAGCCTATACAATTATGTGCAGGCATGAGAACAAACAAACAGCACTAGAACAATGCTTTACTTTTTATAATGCGCTACAAAACACAGAAATAGAAACAGACGAAGGCGTGCAAATAAGAACGCTTTCAATTACAAGACCGTCATTCATTGCGGAGACGGAGACCGGAGAGAGTGATTACGCTTTCACGGTTGAAATAGAAATGTTCAAGGAGTTATAATGTCAGTAGAATTTAGTTTGAACAATAGGGTGCTGGTTGAAGTAGACAGCACACCGCTTGGATCGTCGAGGACATGGTTAAAGTTAGCAGCAGGCATTACGTCGGCGGTTGACTCGCATAATGACTCGACAGATGATACCGCATACTTAGACGGTGGCGGTTATGGCAACTCTGATATAATCGGCAAGCAGTACACTCTTGCTATTACTGGGCATCGCATCATCGGAAACCCTGCACAAGATTATATTATGACACTGCAGGGAGAGTTTGGAGACGACGCAAAAACATACGTTCGTTACACCAGACCAAACGGACACAGGACACAGGCGTATGTAACCGCATCGGAAATTGTAGATGCAGGCGGAGACGCTAACGCAAAGACCGACTTCTCTTGTAACTTCAAGGGATGTGGCGCGCCGACTATCACACAGCCGACAAGCGCACCTGCATTGACCGCAACAGTAACAGCCGGGACAGTAGCAGGTACTACAAAGTTCACCG